AGAAGATATAGCCTATCGGTCCAAGATATGAAAACAATCTCAAAGAAACTTTATCTTTATAGAGAAGTTGATAAGGCGATTGCAATTCGTAAACAAGAGTTAATGATGAGTAAGCATCACGATGATAATGTAGGAGGAGGTCGTTCAAGTAAAATATCTAATCCAACTCACGATATTGTAGAGAAGTGGATGATGGATGAACAGATTATTTATATTGAAAATTTTAGAAAGAGGGTTGATAATTTAATCAGTAAACTTGATGATGCATCTAAAATGTTATTTCATTATCAATGGGTTGATACAAATTATTATACAGAGGAAGAACTAGGTAAGCTTTGCTTCATGAGTGATAGGACAGTCCGAAGAAAGAAGCGAGCCATTCTTGAAATGTATGATGATGATTGTGGCGGCTTCTGGTAAGGTTGTCCGTTTAGCCCCCTTTAAACGGACAAGATAAATGTTGTATTATAGTATCATCAAATAAAACAAATAAAGCCAGCGGATATATTCTGTTGGCTTTTTGTGTGGAGAAAGCGAGGTGACCTCCCATAGCATTACGTGCTGACCGTACTGGTGCGCATCGTGTAGCCTTTGATAAGAACAGGAAGATTCTTTTAAAGACACAGAACACTTGTGGAATATGTGGCAAGCCAATCGATAAGAGATTGAAAGCTCCTGATCCATTGAGTCCAGTTGTTGACCACATCATTCCAATCAATAAAGGTGGTCATCCTTCAGCGATGGATAACTTACAGCTTGCTCACTGGACCTGCAACCGTCAGAAGTCTGACAAGCTGTTCAATGTGAAGCAAGAAGAGCCAAAGGTATTAGGTAATCGTAATTTACCACAGAGCCGTGATTGGTCTTCTTATGTATCTTAATTTATTTATGATAAATATTATTAAAAATAATTTAAAGAGCTTAGAAAAGAAACTATGGGGGGGCATAGCCCCCTCCCTCTGGATCACTCCGTACTTCACGCCGTCACTGTACATTTTTTCTCACGCGACTTTAGAAAGGAGCAAAAAATTGACTGAAAAAGGTATTGGATACCTGAGATTTAAGCTATCTGTTCATAAACGAAGAGCAGAAATGCGCTATGATCAATATGCAATGAAACATGTTGATAGATTCAAAGGGATTACAATTCCACAAGCATTAAGCCAACAATATCGTTCAATATTAGGCTGGTGTGCAAAAGGAGTTGATAGTCTTGCAGACCGTCTTGTTTTTAGAGAATTTGAAAATGATGACTTTACAGTAAATGAAATTTTTGAGGAAAATAATCCTGATATATTTTTTGATAGTGCTGTTTTGTCAGCACTTATTGCATCATGTAGCTTTATTTATATTTCTAAAGGTGAAAATGATGCAGTAAGACTTCAAGTTATAGAAGCGGTTAATGCAACAGGAATCATCGACCCAATTACTGGGTTACTGACAGAAGGGTATGCAGTTTTAGAACGAGATGAAAACAATAATGTTGTTCTTGAAGCTCATTTCTTGCCTGATAGAACAGATTATTATTATCGTGATTCACGTAATAATATTTCGATTGCTAATCCAACAGGTCATCCATTGTTAGTGCCTATCATTCACCGTCCTGATGCAGTTCGTCCATTTGGACGTTCTCGTATCACACGTTCAGGAATGTATTGGCAAAGCAATGCAAAACGAACCCTTGAAAGAGCTGATGTAACTGCTGAGTTTTATTCTTTCCCTCAAAAATATGTAACTGGATTGAGTGATGATGCGGAGCCAATGGAAACTTGGAAAGCCACAGTTTCAAGCATGTTGCAATTTACAAAAGACGAGGATGGCGATAAACCAACTCTTGGACAATTTACTCAACCAAGCATGTCGCCATTTACTGAACAACTCAGAACCGCAGCGGCTGGTTTCGCTGGTGAAACTGGGTTAACTCTTGATGATTTAGGATTTGTTTCTGATAATCCATCATCGGTTGAAGCAATTAAGGCAAGTCATGAAAACTTACGATTGGCTGGTAGAAAGGCTCAACGAAGTTTGGGAGCAGGATTACTAAATGTAGCTTATCTTGCAGCATGTTTGCGTGATGATGTACCTTATCTAAGAGAACAGTTTAGCAAAACAAAACCGAAATGGGAACCATTGTTTGAAGCTGATGCAAGCATGTTAAGTCTTATTGGAGACGGAGCAATTAAACTCAATCAAGCAATTCCTGAGTTCATCAATAAAGATACCATTCGTGATTTAACTGGAATAGAGGGTGGCAAATGATGAAAAAGAAAGTAATTAGATTGTATCGGAAGATTATCCATAAATTGATTGTCAAATATCTCATTTCTTGTGGTTGTGCATTCCATCATGGCAAATACGGTGAAAGCGGTCGTTATGTAGTTTTAATAAATGAGCAACAATACCACAATTTATAGGCGGTGAGTAATAATGGAAGATATTTTACCAACTCTTTTAGAAAAAATTAATCAAGATTTTGATGAAAGAGCAGCAAATAGTAAAAAGTTAAAGAAATCAATAGAGTTGTTAAAAAATAAAAAAGCAACTTATATTCAAGCAAATGAATTTGGTGTTGAAGTTGGTCAAATTTTATCTGATGTTTTGGGAACTCATGTAACAGTAGATGTTTTACCTGACGGAAAAATGTATTTCAACATTGCAGATAGATTGTTAAATTCCATATTGAAGAAAAATTTTGATTTAATTTCAGGTTATTCAACAGATGTTCAGAGCGAACTTAATCAATTAGCTGGATTTAAATTAAAATCACAAGTACCAGAACTCAATCAAGATAGAATTGATGGCATTATTAACCGCATTTCTAGTGAAGATGATTTTGAAAAAATACTTTGGCTTTTGAAAGAGCCAATAGTAACATTTAGCCAGAGTGTTGTTGATGATACACTTAAGAAAAATATTGATTTTCAAGCAAAAGCAGGTTTAAAACCAAAAATTGTACGAAAGTTAGTAGGTAAAGCATGTGATTGGTGTAGAAATTTGGCAGGTTCATACGATTATCCTAATGTTCCAAGTGACGTGTATCATCGTCATGAGCGTTGCCGTTGCACAGTAGAATACGATCCTAGAGGTATTCATAAACTACGTCAGGATGTTTGGTCTAAAAACTGGGTTGACCCAGATAAAGAAGCAAAGATTGCTGAACGTAAAAATTTGAATCTAAAAAGTAAAAAATAACTCATCCCAGCGACAGGGTTATCATGCATTTAGATTGAAGGAGGAGTAACATGACTGCTGAAAAAAGATTTGGCAATCAGTATCCTACTCAATCGGTAATACTTCCATTTACTGAAACAAAATATCAAGAAGCTATTGAAATTTACGAAAAATCAAAACATGAGTGTTATCCATGGCAAAAGAACCTTTTGAAAGAGGTTATGGCCATTGATGAAGATGGTTTATGGACACACCAAAAGTTTGGATATTCAATCCCACGGCGGAATGGTAAAACAGAAATTGTATATATCCTTGAATTATGGTCACTTAAACAAGGCTTAAGCATTCTTCATACAGCACACCGAATTAGTACGTCCCACTCATCTTATGAGAAATTAAAAAAATATCTTGAAGATAGTGGTTATGTTGAAGGAGAAGATTTCAAATCTATCAAAGCTAAAGGGCAAGAAAGATTGGAATTAATTGAGTCTGGTGGAGTAATTCAGTTCAGAACAAGAACATCAAGTGGTGGTCTTGGAGAAGGTTTTGACATTTTAGTAATTGATGAAGCTCAGGAATATACTACTGAGCAAGAATCAGCATTGAAATATACTGTTACTGACAGTGATAATCCAATGACTATAATGTGTGGAACACCTCCAACACCAGTATCAAGTGGGACTGTTTTTACAAATTATCGAGATAACACCTTAGCTGGGAAAGCAAAGTATTCAGGTTGGGCGGAGTGGTCGGTTGAAGATGTCAAGGACATTCATGATGTCGAAGCCTGGTACAATTCTAATCCATCTATGGGCTATCACTTAAACGAACGTAAAATCGAAGCCGAACTTGGTGAAGATAAGTTGGACCATAATGTTCAGCGTCTTGGTTATTGGCCAAAATACAACCAAAAGTCAGTCATTTCAGAGCAAGAATGGAATGCGCTCAAGGTTAATCGTTTGCCAGTTATTAAAGGGAAGCTCTTTGTTGGTATTAAGTATGGGAATGATGGTGCAAATGTTGCAATGAGTATTGCGGTTAAAACACTATCAGGAAAGGTATTTGTTGAAACAATTGATTGTCAGTCCATAAGGAATGGCAACCAATGGATTATCAATTTCTTAAAGAAAGCGGACGTTGAAAAAGTTGTTATTGATGGTCAAAGTGGTCAAAGTATCTTAACGAGTGAAATGAAAGATTTCAAATTGAAAGAACCGATACTACCAACTGTAAAAGAAATTATCAATGCTAATTCCCTATGG